GCCATTGCTGGAGAGTCTAGTACTGGAAAGACTTTTTTCTCTCTCGCCGTGGTTAAGAACTTTCTTGATACTAACCCCTCCGCTTATGCTCTCTATTTTGATACTGAGAGTAGTATCACTAAACCACTTTTAGAAAGTCGAGGGATTGATTTAACTCGCTTAGTTGTTCTTAATGTAGTAACAATTGAAGAGTTTAGAACTCGTGCTCTTAAGGCGGTTGATATATATCTTAAGACCCCTGAAGAAGAACGCAAACCTTGTCTGTTTGTATTAGATTCTTTAGGTATGCTTTCCACTGAAAAGGAAATTAATGATGCTCTAAATGATAAACAGGTGCGTGATATGACTAAATCACAACTTGTTAAGGGTGCCTTCAGAATGTTGACTTTAAAGTTAGGACAAGCTAATATTCCACTACTAGTAACAAATCACACTTATGACGTCATTGGTTCTTATGTCCCTACAAAAGAAATGGGAGGAGGTTCTGGCCTCAAGTACGCAGCAAGTACAATCATTTATCTCACAAAGAAAAAAGAGAAGGATGGCAAGGAAGTCATCGGAAACATTATCAAGGCTAAGACGCATAAATCACGTCTAAGTAAAGAGAATAAGCAAGTTGAAATACGTCTCTATTATGATGAGCGTGGATTGGATAAGTATTATGGATTACTGGAACTTGGTGAAGTTGGTGGAATGTGGAAGAATGTTGCTGGAAGATATGAGATAAACGGTAAAAAGATATATGGTAAAGAAATTCTTAAAAATCCCACAGAATACTTTTCTGACGATATAATGCAACAACTTGATGCAATAGCAAAGAAAGAATTCTCTTATGGAACAAATTGAGTTTCTTATATTAAAGAACCTTCTTCATAATGAAAAATATCTTAGAAAGACTCTTCCTTTTATAAAGGGAGAATACTTTCAGGATACTAATCAGAAGATTGTCTTTGAGGAGATATTCGCTTTTGTTGGTGAATATAATGAACTTCCTACGAAGGAAATTCTTTCTATTGAAGTAGAGAAGAGAAATGATATTAATGAGGATTCATTTAAGCAGGTAACTCATTTGATTGGGTGCTTGGATGATAGTCCTGTTGAATTTGAATGGTTAGTTGATACTACTGAGAAATGGTGTAGGGATAGAGCTATATACCTTGCGTTGCTCGATTCTATTGCTATTGCTGACGGCAAGGATGAGAAGAAGAATCCTGAAGCTATTCCTTCCATCTTGTCTGATGCTCTAGCAGTTTCTTTTGACAATAATATAGGTCATGACTATCTTCAGGATTATGAGGAGAGGTTTAAGTTCTATCACCAAAAAGAAAGTAGAATTCAATTCGACCTTGAATACTTTAACAAGATTACGAAAGGAGGTTTACCAAATAAAACGCTCAATATTGCTCTTGCAGGTACTGGTGTTGGTAAATCTTTGTTTATGTGTCATATGGCTGCTGCTTCGTTGATGGAAGGACATAATGTTCTTTACATTACTTTGGAGATGGCAGAAGAGAAGATTGCAGAAAGAATAGATGCTAACCTTTTAAACGTAGGTATTCAGGATATTACTGATCTTCCTAGATCTATGTTTGATAGTAAGGTAACTAAACTTGCTGAGAAAACTCAAGGAAGGTTCATTATTAAAGAGTACCCGACTGCATCTGCTCATTCAGGACATTTTAAATCATTACTAAATGAGCTTGCGTTGAAAAAGTCTTTCAAACCTGATATAATATTCATAGATTACCTTAATATATGTGCCTCTTCTAGGTATAGAGCAAACAGTAATGTCAATTCTTACTCGTATATTAAAGCAATCGCTGAAGAACTTAGGGGATTGGCGGTTGAATCGAATCTCCCCATCGTATCGGCTACCCAGACTACTCGTTCTGGGTTTGGTAGCAGTGATGTTGAGCTTACAGACACAAGTGAGTCCTTTGGTCTTCCTGCTACTGCTGACCTTATGTTTGCCCTTATCTCCACCGAAGAACTTGAAGGATTGAATCAGATATTGGTTAAGCAATTGAAGAATAGATATAATGACCCTACAATGAATAAGAGATTTGTGGTTGGAATTGATAGATCAAAGATGAGATTGTATGATTGTGAGCAATCTGCTCAGGAAGAATTGGTTGACAATAAGGGGGAAGGGGAATATAATAATGAGGAGAAGAAACCTAAAAAAGATTTTGCGGGGTTTAAATTTTAATGACTGTTGATTTTGAAAAGTACACTGACTTTGTTGACGTTGTTACCAGCAAAGAATCAAAGGAGTATATTGAATTCAATAAGAGGTGCTTTGATTTAAGTTCAGAGGTTCCTGTACAACGTCTTCTTACTGCTGCACTTGGTATTTGTGCTGAAGGTGGAGAGTTTACTGAGGTTGTTAAGAAGATTGTCTTTCAAGGTAAACCATTTAATGAAGATAATGTCTTTCATATGAAACGTGAATTAGGTGACATTATGTGGTATGTTGCTCAGGCATGTATGGCATTAGATACAGATTTTAATGAAATTGTTGAGATGAATGTAGAGAAACTTAAGGCACGTTATCCGGGTGGGGAGTTTGATGTTAATCACTCAGAAAATCGGCAAGAAGGAGATTTATAAATATATAAAGATAAACTAGATGTTAGTGCAATGTCAGATATGAACCACTTGTACAGAGCTTATGCTGCTGTCCATGATTCTGAAGTAAAAGAGAACTTGACTAAGGTGAGAGATGAGATCAGTGAGATGACTCTAACTCAACTTACTAATGCTGATCTCTATGAGATAGCAGAAGAAGTTTTGGAAGAAATCTTTGCTAAGGATACTGACGTTATTGCTGCTGAACAGTTGATTGAGTCTGTTTTTAGAAAAGCATCTGAAGGTGGATACTCTCCTGTTAGAGTTGATAAGTTAGAGAGACTTGGTGAGGCATTTGTATGTGCTTTTAACAGAGTTAAAGAAAGATCAATAAGAGTTGCTGTTGAATCCTATACTGATTATCGTCAGGCAAAGGAAAGACGTGAGAGAATGCATGATCTGTCAGGTCTTGATCGTTCTAATGAAAAATTGCATAAAGCTCTAGTAGCAGAAGACAGGATTGTAGTTAAGACTGGTCTTCAGAGAATGCTTACTCTTGAAGCATCTTATGGTAATCCTGCTGCTAAAGAAGAGAAGCTCAGGAAGGATAATAAATTATTTGGTTCTCCAAAGAAAAAGGCTAGGTTCACAGTAGGACCTGAAGATCTTAAGTATGGCACAGAAGCCGGTAAGAGATTTAAAGCAGGTAATCCTAACTATAAGATGAGAGAAGCTGCTAGTTATGAGACTGTAAAAAAAGGTGAAGTTCTTAGTGCTTTAAAAAGAGAAAAGCCAGGAAAGAGAAAGAAGCCTTTGACTACTGATGAGAAGGATAAGATTGCTGATAAGGTAGTTAAGGATAAGGGAGACGTCTCTAAGTCTGATGACAGATATGCTTATGAAGAAGTAGGCATTTTTAAAGGTCTACTAGAATCTGGTAAGTTTACTGAGGAAGAGATTAAGGCTATTGTTTGGGAAGGTTATCAGCGTAACCCAGAAGAAGGTGAAAGGAAGGAACGTGCTGCTGCAAAAAAGGATGAAGCAATTCCTGGACAGGCACGTCGTAGAATGCCACCAAGAGGAAATAAGGATCGTGAAGCATTTGAGAAGTGGTATGCTGCTAACGTAGGGTAGCAAATAAATATCTTATGATGATATATTGAAGGTATGGCTACTTTAACTTTGATGCCTGGTCCTTTAGGTTTGGCTAGAAGATTTTCGGATATTGCATCTTTAAAGCGTGCTTGTAAAGAGGCTATTGATAACGTTCAATCTCAGTTGAATACAGTTCCTGGATACTCTGATTATTTGAAGTGGTTAGTTGATAACTCTAAAGGTAATGCTCAGTATCCTAATATAATAACGTTACAACCTGCTTTACAGGCTAGTGATGTTGTAACTGCATCTGGAGGTACACCAAAAGGAAATAGTTGGGGGGAAATTGAGAAATATGGAGCTGAATGGTTGGGTCCTATCTATATTACAGAGGCTGGTGGATGGCTTGAAAGTAAAAGTATTTTTGATACGAATTCTTCTGTAGATATTCCGAGTAGTTCTACTCAAAGTGGATATGATTTTACTCTTGATGGAGTTCAGGTTACTGTTAAAATGCCTACAGGGACTACTAATACATTAAAACCAGGAGAAATAGTAGGAGATGAGATTTTTGAAAACTTTATTGATAATACTCGTGATGAAAAAATGAAGTTTTATTATGAAGTATTTGAAACACTTGATGAAGAAGGTTCAGCTGCAGGTCCTTGGAGATTAGTATATGGTACTAATGGTAATAATGGTCTTTTAAAGGAATTGAAAGGAAGTGATCCTACTAAAGATATGGCTTTAGATCCTACTAATTTTGCTGCTGGTACATATCCAAATACTTTAAGAGGTTATTGGAAGGATATAGAAAAGGATATACTTGATTGGTCTAAAGATACTAATGTTAATTCTAGTTTATTAGAGTTTATTAATGCTTATTATCAATCAGTAGGATTGTTTGGATTTACTTTTAAGTTGGATAAACGTACTGGTAGAGCAGAAGCAAATTTCACAAATGTAGTTAAGGGTACATCTATAAAAGGTAAAGGAAGGACTACTACAGGTAGGAATTCAGGTTTTAGCGCAGAAAAGATGGGAATAAGTATGAGTTTCTAAATATGATGAAGACTTCTATGAACTAATGGCTACTGAAACTGCTGCATTTGAAAGAGCATCTATAGTTGCCTTTTATAATGCTATTGAAAAGGGTTCTAATTTAAAACTCCAACAAGATGCTAATTTATTTGATGATTTACTTACAGAATTTGCTAATATGAATAAATTATGGTATGAAGGTATCTTGAGACAAGCAGAAGCATTAATTAATTATCTTAATCACAGTCAAGGTAGTAAGAATAGTACTTGGTTATATGCTCATTTTGAAGGAAAGACGAAAACTATTCCTTCTACTTCTACAACAGACTTACTTGATTATATTTGGGATTCATTTCCTCCTGCTCAGAAGAAACTTTTTGCAGGAAAGAAAGATTCTTGGAATACCGCTGATGTTTATATGGTAAAGAAATCAGATGAGAGGACGATTAAAAACGGAATTGATACATTAGTTAAGGAGTTTGGTGGACCAGAACAACAACCAGAGATTTTAGTGGGTACTGTGAATGCATATATGTCACAACTTTTAGAGAAGGGAAAATTATTGGGTATTTCTTTAAAGCAGCCTACTAGGAATGCTAATGTGAATGTGACTCCAACTAATGTCAGGTTAGGACCTGATGGATTAGAAGTAAAAAGTGGTGAAGTAGTAACTCCTTTAGATACTAAAATGGATGTTTTAATTAGAAATAATAACCAGGATTTTGCTGGAAATTCATTGAGATTTAATGCTAAGTTTGAAGCAGGAGCATATGCTAAACAATATGTTTGGGAAAGTAAAGTATCTAGTAGTTCTAATGAAGCAACTGAACCAAGAGATATGGCTCTAAGTAATAAAGGAAAGTATATTGTGGCTGCTGCTAGAAATGGTGCTATTCCTGCTCCTAAGATGGCTGAATTAGTTGAAAAATATACTGGAGAAAAGTTAAATCATAATATACCTACTAACAGGAAATTTAATGCTGTTGAGACTAAGTATTGGGAAGAATATTTGAAAAATATAAGTCAATCCACTAATAGAAAAGTTCCTATTTCTTTGGGTGGATATACTATAGATGGGACTAAGTATTCTCCAGAAGAATTTATTA